CTTGGAGTCTATGGAGAGGTTTCCTTCCTGACTGCCGAAGATGATGATGACTTTGGTGTTGGTGGTAAACTGGGTCTGAAGTATTCCTTCTGATAGGTTTATTACTTGACTAGATATTCCCTGTAGGATATAATTCTTACAGGGAATTTTTTTCTCATTTTTGTATAAACAGAACAATGACACTTTCATCTAAATTTAAAAAAGATTTACAAACTCTTCAAAATGCTGCAGACGGTCAATTCTTTCTTGATGTAAAGAATCCTAAATTATATAAAAAAGTTCGTCGTTATTATGAAAAGGAAGGAGTAATTTTTTCTGGTGATCCCGGTGATGATTATGATATTCTTGTCGATTGTCTTAGTGGAGATTTAGAGTCATTGAAAACTGTCTGAGATAAAGTCAAGGAAGGACTATAACAGTACTGGTGGAGTCACAAGACCCTTAAAACTAAATAATAAAAGAGTTTAATAATTAAAATATGGCAACTAAGGGGACAGCAGCAAAATCTGCAAGTGGTGCATCAATGTCTAAATATGACGTTGAAGTTGAGGGAAGACTTACCTCTATCGAAAAAAAACTAGTAGAACTACAAGCAAATATTGAGGCACTTCAAGCCAGTGATAAAGCACAACAAGAAGTTGATGCAAGATTCATAGAGATTGAGAAAAAAATCAATACTTTATGGAATTAAGTTTCTTGTTTCTTAAAAAAAAACAAGTGGCGTGCATGGAGAAATATATCTTAGGGGGGTTGTAATAACCCTCTTTTTTTTGTATAATACATACTGTAGATTGTTTTAAAAAATGTCTGAATTTAAGAAGACAGCACTAGTTCTTGGTGCTGGTGGATTTATAGGAAGTCATATGGTCGAGAGACTTAAGTCCGAAGGATATTGGGTTCGTGGTGTAGATCTTAAGACTCCTGAGTTTTCTGGAACTAAAGCACATGAATTTGTGCAGGGAGATCTTTGTGATGTAAACTTTGTTCGTCGTTGTCTTCGATTTAAGGGGTATCTTGGTAATTTTTACGCAAGTGTACCCGAAAGATATTATCGTCCATTTGATGAGATTTATCAGTTTGCTGCTGATATGGGTGGTGCAGGTTTCGTTTTTACTGGAGAGAACGATGCAGACATTATGCACAACTCTGTCACTATCAATCTGAATGTTCTTGAGGAACAACGAAAGTTTAATGAGACTGTAGGAAATAAGACTAAGATTTTCTATTCTGGATCTGCTTGCATGTATCCAGAACACAACCAACTTGACCCTGATAACCCCGATTGTCGTGAAGAATCCGCATATCCAGCAGACCCAGATTCGGAATATGGATGGGAAAAGTTATTTTCCGAACGTCTGTACCTTGCTTACAATAGGAATTATAGTATTCCTGTTCGCATTGCTAGATATCATAACATCTTTGGTCCCGAAGGAACCTGGGAAGGTGGAAGAGAGAAGGCACCAGCTGCAATCTGCCGTAAAGTCGCTTACCTTCCGGAGGAGGGTGGAGCAATTGAGGTGTGGGGAGATGGCTTACAGACTCGTTCCTTCTTGTTCATTGATGAATGCATTGAAGCAACTCGACGGTTGATGGATAGTGACTTCATTGGTCCTGTTAATATTGGTTCCGAAGAGATGGTTACTATCAATCAATTGGTGGAGACTGTTGCTAAAGTTGCTGGTAAAGATGTTCAAAAACTTCACATTGATGGTCCTCTGGGTGTGCGTGGTCGTAACTCCAACAATGATTTAATCCGTGAAAAACTTGGATGGGATTATTCTCAAACTCTTGAAGAGGGTATTCGCAAGACATATACTTGGATTGGTAAGCAGATTTCCTATAAAACTTTTGAATCATCATCTAAAAATGTTTTTCGTTACCCAGTTTGATAATGATTGGATTTAATCATTTAGGTAGACTGGGTAGAACTGGAAATCAAATGTTTCAGTATGCAGCACTTAGAGGAATTGCTGCTAATGCAGGGGTAAATTTTTGTTTACCATACTATAGAGAAATTGTAGATGAAAGAGGTAATGTAAAATATGAAATGGAAATCTGATTTAATCAAAGATATTAGAACTTTTACTGAGTTTGATGATCAAGATGGTGGTGTTCCACATCCATTGGGGTATCGGCATAAAATAATTGATAATGAAATCGTCTATCCCAAAGAAGTAACTCATTGTAATAGATATCATCTTTTAGAACAATTTAATAAAGTTCGTGACAATTGTAAGGCAATATTGGAAATTGGTATTGGTAGAAACGCTGAAGAATCCTTTGCGTATGTATTTTTTAAGAACAAAAAAAAGAATACTTTTTATATTGGATTAGATATTGATGATCGTTCTTTTTTAAGAGATTCTGAAAATAATATTCATACTGTTCAAAATAACAGTTCATATTATCATGAAAATGTTGAAATTTTTAAAACAATTGGTGTAGAAAAATTTGATTTTATTTTTATTGATGGGTGGCATAGTATTAATCAAGTTTTGACTGATTGGGAATATACTAATCTTCTTGCTGATGGAGGTATTGTTGGATTTCATGATACCTCATGTCATCCTGGTCCTAATAACTTTATTAAAGCACTTGATAAAGGTAAATGGGATGTTATAGAAAACTGTTGCCCAGAAGATTGGGGCATTGGATTTGCTAGAAAAAAATGAATATAATAATTCCAATGGCAGGTGAGGGGACTAGATTTCCCAGAGACAAATACAAAATACCAAAACCACTGATTGATATTAATGGCAAACCAATGATTCAATGTGCAATAGAATCATTAGGTATGGTGGGAACATATCATTTTATTATTAGAAAAGATAGTTACTATGATCAAGTATGTACATTGTTGCATACTATTCTACCTTCAGCTAAAATAATATCCGTAGAAGAAACAACAGAAGGGCCAGCTTCAAGTTGTCTTTTATTTAAAGATTATATTGACAATGAAGAAGAACTTGTAATTTGTAACTGTGATCAAATTATGTGGTGGGATCCAGAACTTTTTCTAATAACATCCAGATACTATAAGTATGATGGTGTAGTAGTTACTTATTACACAAATACTGAGAAGAACAGTTACGCAAAAATTGATAGAGAAGGATTTGTTACTGAAATACGCGAGAAAATTGTTCTTAGTAATATTTCTTTGAATGGTATTCATTATTGGAGAAAGGGAAAATACTTTGTGCAAAGTGCTCTAGATATGATAGAATCTGATGACAGAGCTCCTAACGGAGAATTCTATGTTGGACCAACATATAATTATATGATTAAGAAAGGTTTTTCAATTGGAGTTCATCATATTCCCAACGAACAGCACAATCCAGTTGGAGTTCCAGAAGACTTAAAAACTTATCTAGATAAATTATGAATGTGACTAAGTTGAGTGATTATGTTCGAGGTTATTTTATTGGTAACTTTGAACCAAGTCTTTTGAAAACAAAAGATTTTGAAGTTGCTGTTTTAACACACAAAAAAGATGAAAAATGGCCAGCACATTATCATAAGGAGTGTGTAGAATATAATGTCTTGATTGAAGGTCGTATGACCATTCAGGGAACAGAATTAAATTCCGGAGATGTTTTTGTATTTGGAAAGGGAGAAGTGGCAGACCCAGTATTTCATGAGGACTGTAGAGTAGTCTGTGTAAAAGTTCCATCCATACCAACTGACAAATTTGAGGTAACAAATGGAATTTTTTAGAGAACTGACTGAGGTAGAAAAGAATCGTTGCGTGATAGCAACATTTTATATTGAAACATATCAAGACTTAGGAAATCTTCGTGATGCTGCTTGGGCTCTTGCTATTGGTCAAAGTGTTGGAAATCCAAAGGTTCGCAATCGTTGGGAAAGTGACGAATTATTTGAACTCGCTTCATGTGTCATATATGATGACGAAGATAAATTGACAACTATGACTTCTGGAGAAGTCAAGATTGGTTTTCCAAAAGTTAATACCGACTGGGATGGTGACGGTATCTCTCATTTGTTGTGTCAGCTAATGGGAGGTCAACTTGATATTGATGTCTTCAAAACATGTAGACTTAGGAAACTTGACTTTCCTGCTGATGTTGAAGTACAGTTCTTGGGACCTAAGTATGGTATTGATGGTATCCGTAAGTTTGTTAATCGTTATGATAGACCACTTTCTGGTGCTATTGTAAAACCAAAAACTGGAATTTCTCCACAAACTCTTTCGGAGATGGTCAAAGAACTTCTTGACGGTGGAGTGGACTTTATTAAAGAGGATGAGATTCTTTCCAACCCATCTTTTTGTCGTCTTGAGGATCGTGTAGAACTTATTTCAAATCTTATTAATGAATGTGGTAGGGGAGTAATTTACTGCTTCTGTATTAATGGTGATCATCACACTATTCTTAATCGTGCAAAGTTTGTTGCAGATAATGGTGGTAACGGTATTCATATCAATTTCTGGAGTGGACTAGGTGTCTATAATTCTGTAAGGAAGATGGATCTACCACTGTTCGTTCACTATCAGAAGAGTGGAGATAAGATTCTGACTGATAAGCGTCACAACTTTGGTATTGATTGGAGTGTTCTTTGTGATCTTGCAGGTCTATGTGGAGTTGATACTATTCATGCTGGTATGTGGGGTGGATACTTGAGTGATGATGAAGCAGAACTGCATACTGTGATGGGCACTTTACATCATAGAAATGTTTTACCGGCACTCAGTTGTGGTATGCATCCAGGCATCGTTAATACCACCGCTGAGAAGTTTGGAACTGACTTTCTAGCAAACTGTGGTGGTGCTGTTCACGGTCATCCTGGCGGAACTTTATCAGGTGCTTTGGCAATGCGACAAGCGATTGATAAGACCCCTGGAGAAGAGTTCCGCGATGCTATCGATAAGTGGGGTTATGAAACTGGTGGTGGATCTCTACCAGAGTGGGTTTTAGAGTTTTGATATGATTATTATTGCTCACCGTGGAAATGTAGATGGAATAAATCCTGAAAGGGAGAATAGTCCAGACTATATTGACGAAGCGTTGGAATTGGGTTATGATGTAGAGATTGATCTAAGAGTAAAAGATAAAAGACTTTATCTTGGACATGATAAGGCACAATATCCACTAAAACTTGGATGGTTGTATAAAAATAGAGAAAGACTCTGGATTCACTGTAAAGATCGTGAATCTTTAGAGTTTTGCTCTTCTACAGTCATGAATTTGCATTACTTTTATCATGAAAATGATAGGTATGCTTTAACTAATAAGGGTGTTGGATGGGTATTAGTGGGACAAATACCATATAATAATTCGATCATTGTTTTACCTGAGTCTATTTCGTATTACGATAAATACGAGGGTAAATACGACAGAATCCTTAGGACTCATGGAATCTGTACAGATAAATGTAATTATTACCGAAGAGAATTAAATGAAGTTTCTGATTACTTATAACTGGATCAGTGAGCAAACAAAAAAATGAAAATATCAATAGCAGTTCCAACTTGGGAGTCTTATGGGAAAGGATCAGAATTTATTGATGATCTATTAAGAACTATTGAAATACAAACATTTAAAGATTATGAGGTTTGTATTTCTGATCACAGTGAGAACAACGAAGTTCTTGACAAGATAAAAGAATTTGAAGATAGAATCAATATTCTTTATACCAGAAATGAAGAAAATCGAGGGAATGGTCCTGCAAATACAAATAGAGCAATTGATATGTGTTCTGGGGACATTATCAAGGTAATGTTTCAAGATGACTTTTTTTATGATGATGAAGCACTAGAAAAAATTTATAATGAATTCAAAAATAATGATGAAATGTGGTTAGTTAATGGATGTAATCATACGCAAGATGATGGTCATTCTTTCTATTGGGAAATGTATCCCAAATGGAATGACAATCTCCTTGAAGGTATAAATTCTATCAGCTCTCCATCTGTACTCTCTTTCCGAAAAGAAGTATCGAATAGATTTGATGAAACCTTGGTTTACTTTATGGACTGTGAATTTTACTATGGGATGAATGAAAAGTATGGACAACCTATTTTTTTAAATGATGTATTGATATCGAATAGAGTTGGTGAATATTCTGTGACTACTAATGTTTCTCATAAGAATAGGGAATATTATGTAGAGAAAGAAACAAAATACTGTAAGGAAAAGTATGACCTTATCAACGTATGAAGAACCTTTTGACCATTGGATTATTGACGACTTCTTTTCCCCTGATAAAGCACAAAGGATAACTGAAAACTTTCCTGATTATGATGATGAGAGGTGGTTTTTTTATGAAAATCCAATTGAAAATAAGAAGACTTTGCAACACTGGTTGAGATTTCCTCCAGAGATCTATAAGACACTGCAGGACTTGTGTTCTAATGATTTCATTGAGACTATTAAGTCGATGACTGGTATTAAGAACTTATATCCAGACTATGGATTGCATGGTGGCGGTCTTCATATTCATGGTAGGGGTGGCAATTTAAACATTCATAAAGATTATTCAATTCACCCTAAGTTAAAATTACAGAGAAAACTTAACTTAATTGTGTATATGTCCGATGTCTGGGATTCTACTTGGGGTGGTGGTCTTGAATTATGGTCAAATAATTCAGAAACAAATAGACCCAAAGAGTTGATCAAAACTATTGAACCTAAGTTCAATAGAGCAATCCTGTTTGATACTACACAGAATTCATGGCATGGATTACCTAAACCACTGACCTGTCCAGAGGGAAAATATAGAAAAAGTCTTGCAGTTTATTATCTAACTGATGTGGACGAAAACACTGAAGAAAGATATAGGGCACTTTTTGTACCAACAGAGGAACAATCAACTGACCCTGATATAGTTAAATTATGTAAGGAGAGATCAAAGTGAAAATAGCAGTTGTAACAGCATCAGTTGGAACCAATGAATTAATCAAACCAGTGCCATTTGAGGGTGTGGACTATCATGCATTTGTAGATAAATCTCCCGCAAATGGGTGGAACGTTCATCCTGTATTGCTATTCTCTTCAGATCCTACTTATAAGAATAGAAGAAATGCTAAGGTGTATAAAGTTCTTCCTTTTACATTTCTTCCAGACTATGATTATTATTTCTGGGTTGACTCCACCCATATTCTTGAAACCGATCCTTATGATGTCATTGACAAATATCTGAGCAATAGTGATGTTGCAGTATTCAAACATCCTGGTCAGAACTGTGTATATGATGAAGGGAAGGAAGTCATAAGAATTAATTTTGATCATCAAAACTTGGTGAAAGATCAACTTGACTTTTATATGGATATGGATTATCCTGAGAATAATGGATTATATGAATTACCAGCAAGAGTTCAGAGAAACACAGAATTGACTCAAAGAATGGGTTGGATGTGGTGGGAGCAAATATGTATGTTCTCTTCAAGAGATCAAATTAGTTTTCCATTTGTATGCCATCAACTGGGAATCAAACCTAATATTCTTCCTGGACAAGCAAATACAATTAGAGGTAATACTATTATGCCTCAAATAGTTTATTCAAATCACAGTAGAACAGCATGAACATTTTAGAACAAATTGCAGCAAAGGCAGAGAAAGGTGATACTGGAATGTCACTTCATTATGGATTTCTTTACTCTTGCATAGTCGGTATGGAATCTAAAAATGTATTTGAGTTTGGTAGTGGATTCTCAACTCATGTTATTCTTCATGCACTTGAAAAAACTGGCGGAGTATTGACTAGTGTAGATATTACAAACTACAGTGATAATCCCAATGTTACTAATTTTTCAAAAAATAGTGACAAGTGGAGTTTCTATCATGGAAATAGTAATGATATCTTTAGTGATAAAGAAGTTGAGTTTGATCAATATGATGTAATCCTTCATGATGGTTCTCATGTAGGTGAAGAAGTTCTGGTAGATCTTAATAACATCTATCCATACCTTAAACATGATGGTATTTTGATTACCCATGATACTAGACATCATACTTTGGGTGAGGGAATGTCAAAAGCAGTTCAAGATTTTGTATCTGATAAAGATGTTGAATATGCAACTCTTCCTTATGGATATGGGCTTACTTTTATTAGGAATAAAGGTAATACTGAAAATAAGATTGATTTGACTTGGAGAAAAAAATGAAGTTTTTGTTTTGTGAGCATCCAAATAAACCTTTGAGGAATGGATACTGTTCTTATTACAGTGAAATATTCTATGCACTTAAAGAATTTTTTGATATTGAATTTAAAAATTTTGTTCCCACAAAAACCAGTGACTTTGAAGGATATGATGCAGTTTTTCTGGGATTCGGACACACTGATTGTGGAGATGGTAAACCAGTATCATTGATCAGAGATAGTAATACTCTCCTTTTTCCTATCTTAAATAAAGAATATACTGGACTTAATAATAAACTAGATTGGATTAGAGAGATGAGAGCAACTGCTGCTCTTACTGTTCATCATGATGTTGATAAGTTTATGTCTCAGACCTCTATTCCATTTTATAGAATTATGTGGTCTGCTAGTGAAAAGCAGTTTAGAAACTATGGTGGAGATTACAAACACGATATATTCTTCTCTGGTGTAACAAGACCTGAACAGTCTGAAAATCTTAGAGAAAGAGTTCTATTGGAATTGGATAGACTCAACGGTAAACTTGGAAATTTTATTAATGTGAGGTCACATAGAAACAACTATGCAGGGACTATGTTTACTGACGATGAGTATGCTAGGCATTTATCTGACTCAAAATTGTGCCTTGTAACTACTGGTCCTGCTGATCTTGTAGGTACAAGGTTCTTTGAGATTTTTGCTGCTAATAGAAGTCTTGTTATCTGTAATAGAATGGATGAGAAGATTTATGGTGATATGATTATTGATGGGGTAAACTGTGTTATGTTTTCTACTGTAGATGAGTTTTATGAGAAAGCACAATACTATCTTGATAATGAAAATGAAAGAAAGGGCATTGTAAATAATGCTTATGAAATCTTCAATAATAGATTGACTTGGGAGATTAGAGCATGTGAAATTAAAAAAATTATTGAAAAATATTTATGAAACCATATAATCTAAAAGCATCTGGAAAGTCTTTTGAAGCAATTGATGTTCCTTCTGAATGTTACATTGAATTTGATGATCTTCTTAGCAGCAAACCACTTAATAATTTTGAGGGAATTCTAATTGTAAAAAATGTTTTTTCTCATGAGATTATTGACTCTTTACGGAGTCAATATTTTTCTATGTTTGGTGAAGATTATGAGTATGATGGTAGTGAATGGACTCATGTTAAAAGTTCAAAATTATCACATGGTGTAGGATCGCACCCTGCTAATAGATTTGTACGTTCAGAAGCATTCTGTAATTTTATTGAGTCTAGTGTTTTAAAAAAGTTAGCAGCAGTTCTATTAAGGTCAGAAAAATCTGCCTTATCTCCAAGAGCTATCTTAAGAAGTTTCTCTCATTTTAGTTCTAGATGTACCCTAGCACACCGTGATAGAGACTACTTCCATACATCAGACAGTAGTAAAGTATTAACTGCTTGGATACCACTCGGACCTGCTGATTTTCATCATGGTCAACTTGTTTATCTTAAAGATTCTCATAAAAATATTTCACCAATAACAAAATTGGTTAAAGATGATAAAACAATTACAAGTGATCTGAAGGATTTGGCAGATCGTCTTAAAACGACTTGGTACTTGCCAAAGGTCTCGAAAGGAGATATAGTATTTCATTGTCTAAATGTTGTACATGCGTCTTTTGATACTAACAATATGATTCCGAGATTATCGTGCGATTTACGTTTCGCATCTTCTACTGAGTATCTCGATCCCAAATGGTCTAATTATTGGAGAGGTGATGATGGGTTATAAATTTTTAGATTTTGGTCAATCAATCAATGATCAATTAGAAAAATCATTGATTGAGGTGTTGCATTCTGGATTTTGGTCCACTGGTCCACAGTCAAAACTGCTTGAAGATACTCTTTGGCATTTGTACAAACGTCCTTGTGTAACAACTTCAAGTGGTGGAACTGCACTTCAAACAATTAGTTTGCTATTTCCTGAAATTAAAAAGATAGCAGTTCAGACAAATACGTACTTTGCTAGTTGTTTGCCATGGGTAACCACTAATAAAGAGATCATTCTTCTTGGATCTAATCAGAATCTCTTAATGCCTGATATTAGCATCATCAAGGATGCCCTAGAGTATGAACCTGATGCTATTGTTATTACTCATATTGGTGGATATCCAAATCCTGACATTGCAGAGATATCAAATCTGTGTAAAGAAAGAGGAGTCATTCTTATCGAAGATTGTGCTCACTCACCTTTTGTCAGTATAGATGATCAATATGTCGGCACCTTTGGAGATGCCGCAATTTTATCCTTCTTTCCTACTAAACCTATTCCTGCTGGTGAAGGTGGAGTTGTTATTCTGAAAGATTCTGTAAAAGCAAAACAAGCACGTTGTTTGCGTGATTATGGTAAGTATTCTTTTGACGGACAATTGCATCATTCTTTACCAGCACTTCCAAATGCTAGGATGAATGATTTTTCTGCAGCAATTGCCAATGTTATTATTAATAACTACAAATCAATTATCCAACATAAGGAAGAACTGGCAGACATCTATGATTCAAAGTTAGGTGACTTGTCTTTTAAAAAAATTAACTATACTGAATCTGTTGTCTCACCATCTTATTATAAGTATATTTGTTTCATCTCAGATTCTCCGATAAAAACTTCACCTGTTTATGATCACACTAATCAAATAACCTCAATTCTTGATGAGAATTCTTATCCATACACTTTTGTAGGAGAGAATCGTTCTTGGGTTCCGCACGTTTGTTTACCACTCACACCATCTATGAAAAAGAGTGATATATACGATGTAATATCTTCATTTTGATTGTGGAAGTAACTATTTTAGGAAGAGGTGAATCTCTTAAAAAACTTGACGGATTTGAATCAGATTGTAGTGATGTAATTTTAATTAATGAGTGGTGGCAATCACCTAGAAACCCATGTGAATATTATAAAGTACCTGAAGTTTCCAAGTTTATTACTGGAAAAGATCTTACACTTATTTGTACACCAACCATTGGAGATCTATCACCTTTGATTAAAGGTATTGAATCAGATCATAATGTCAAGAACAAGTATAATACAGTTTTTCCTCCTGGTTCCGGCACAGATAGAGATTGTCCTGCTCAGGGTAATTTTAGTTGCTTCCCCTTAGAGTGTGTAGAAGACTACAAATATGCTCATCTAAGTGGCAAACTCAAGCAGGAGGATAGTTATCCAGGTGTATGGCCATTGGGATGTGTCAGAGGTTCTCTGGCATGGGGTATCATGCTTGCGATTAACTACTATAATGCAGATAAGGTAAATATTTTTGGTCTTGATTTTTACGAGAGAGAATATCTAGTTCCACAGAAACATGACTATGAGGTTGAGAAAAAGCAATGTCAATCGATCAAGGACGATTATTCAAGATTGTTTAAATTTTATAATAAAGTAAAATTTTCAATACACACCTTATCATCTTACAATCCTGATTTAGAAAATGTCACAATCCTTTGATTCTGTAAAAAAATATCTTCCATATTTTTTTGATGTAACTACAAATTATTACTATAGAAATCCTAATAACCAGGATAAAATTCTCTCTGGTGGTAATGAGATGAGGTCATCAGAAAAGGAGGGTAAATATAAAATCTTTACCTTTGCTGATAGACATAGGGAAAGAGAAATTAATATGAAATCATTTAAGGAGAGGGTTGAAAAGTATTCTATTATTGACGAGGTGAACGTATTCAATCTTTCCGATGTTGATCCAGGATATATTGAAGAGCATCAATCATTATTTGATGATAGTCGTGTATTTCCTTGGGCAGCAAAGGCATACTTAATGTATAAAGGTCTTCAAGATTGTGATGATGGTGATGTTATTTTTTGGATTGATAGTGATATCAAAGATCTAAAAGAAGATGGTGTTGAAAATCTTTTTAATCTTGCTAATAACTCAGAAAAAGGAATTGTAGGATTTCATAGTGATTTTTGGTTAGAAAAACTTTTTACTAAAAGAGATCTGTATGATCATTTTAATATTACTGATTCTTTGTATTGGGATACTAATCAAGCATATGGTGGTATTTTTTTGGTGAAGAAGAATGAATATACGGTAAAATTCTTTCAGGAATTATTTGACACATGGAGTATAATAAGGTTGATGGATTACTCTCCATCTATCAGTAAAGAAAGTGGTCACTTTATTAAACATCAAAATGATCAGTCTATACTGTCTTTATTATACAAGATACATAATATAAAGACATTTCCTCTTCCACTGTACGATTTGTATAAGACAAATATTATTGGATTGCACAGTGGATATTTTGAAGAAGGAGTAGTTTTACCATTAGTTTGGGAATCTTGTTGGCATAATATTTCATATACACAAATGTGGGATAATTGCAATTCAAAATTCAATAAGATGGTCTCTCCAGTTGAGTGTCTTTCAATGTCAACAGATAACTATGAATTATGATTAGAAGTATTGTAACCGGTGGATGTGGATTTATTGGATCTCATCTTGTTAATAGATTAGTTGACTTGGGACATGAAGTTATTGTGCTGGATAGAGTTCATCACCACAATCCAAATCCTAAAGCAACATATTATCTTGTTGACTTGATTGAAAATTACAATAAGTATGTTCATCTTTTTGACAGTGTGAACAACGTATTTCATATGGCAGCAGAGGTTGCTATTTCATATTGTGTTGAGAAACCAAATGAAAGTATGGCAAACAATATGTTGTCAACGATGAATGTATTGGAGTGCTGTAGGATTCATAATGTAGATAGAGCGATATTCTCATCTACTTGTGCTGTGTATGGTAATACATTGTACAATCCCAACTATGAAACAAACAGGGTAGACTGTCTGAACACTTACTCAATTTCTAAGTATTCTGGAGAGATGCTGTTTAAGATGTATTATGAACTTTATGGTCTAAAGACAGTTGTCTTTAGATACTTTAACGTTTATGGTGAGGGGCAGCATCAGTCGGGACAGTATGCTCCTGTTATGTCCATTTTCAAAAGACAGAAAGAAACCAAAGAACCTCTTACAGTTGTAGAACCTGGATATCAAACAAGAGATTTTATTCATGTATCTGATGTGGTCTATGCAAATATTCTTGCTTCTCAAAGAGAACTTGAAACATATGGTGAAGTCTTCAATGTTGGAACTGGAGAGGGAACAGAAATTCAAACTATTGCTGATTTAATTTCTGATTATCAAATCATGATTCCTTCTAGACAAGGTGAAGTTATGCATTCCAGAGCCAATATTGATAAAATTCAAAAGACTCTTGGATGGAAGTGGAGTACCAAAGTTGTTGATTGGATCAAGAAAAATTTAAAATGAAAAAAATTACAATAAACTTATCGTTCTATAATCAGAATAAAGTTCTTATAAAGCAGGTTGAGTCTTGGAAGTCTTGGTCGAAAGAAATACGAGATCAATTTTCTTTTTGTATTGTCGATGATTGTAGTAAAGTTCCAGCAATAGACACCTTAAAGGATGTTGATATGTCCGATATTGATGTATCCATCTATCGAGTAAAAAAAGATCTTTATTGTAATATTGCTGGAGTTAGAAATCTATCTGCTCAAGAATGTAAGACAGATTGGATGGTGATTCTGGATATGGATACTTTTGTATCTGAAGAACTTGCTTCAAATATGTTGAAATTAACTTCTTCAAAAACAGGAGAAGCATTTAAATTTAATAGAAGAGTTCCTGAATATCCTAATCATCCTAAGAATGGTCAACCACATCCTGCAGTCTGTCTTCTTCGAGTTGAGGATTATTGGAATGTTGGTGGATGTGAAGAAGATTTAGTTGGTCATTATGGATGGACTGATCCTAGTTTTTGGTTTAGATCAGTTGGAAAACTTCATGTTATTGCCTATTTGGATTTATACTTAGATTATTGTCCTGAAGGGGAGGCAGATATTAATAGAGATAATTCTCACAACCACAAGTTGCATGAAGAAAAGAAGAGAAGTGGAAATTGGTCAACTGATTTTATTCGATTTGATTGGGAAAAGGTAAAATGACAGTAGCATTTAACTATCTTGGTAAACTGGGACAACTTGGTAATCAAATGTTTCAGTATGCGGCAACCTTAGGTGCCGCAAGATATCTTGGAGTTACATTTACAATTCCGGATCATAATGAAGTTCTTGTTGATGTTCTTGGTAACAAACTAAGAATAGAACTATTTGATTGTTTTGATATTAAACCAGACAATAAAGGACTACTTAAAACCGATAATGTTTTTTCCGAAAATGGGTTTGAGTTTGATAGTAATATTTTTAATATAGATAGACATAATAATTTTACTCTTTACGGATTTTTTCAAACTGAAAAATACTTTAAGCATTGTGAAGATGAAGTAAGAAGTCAGTTCAAATTTAAAGAAGAAATTATTGATGATTGTAATGATATTATTGAAGAACGTTTTGATAATCCTATTGCTCTTCACATTCGTAGAGGAGATTTTTTAATCAATTCTGGTAATCATTACAATCAATCTCTTGTTTATTATGAAAAAGCTCTAAGTAAATTTAATTCTAAAAGACAGATTGTAATCTTCAGTGATGATCCTCAGTGGTGTGTGGAGCAAAAGTTGTTTGAATCTGATAGATTTATTGTTTCTTCAGGAAATAATCCTTACATGGATCTATACTTAATGAGTCAATGTAAGGATTTTATTATTGCCAATTCTACATTCTCTTGGTGGGGTGCATGGTTAGCAAATAAAGGAAAGGTAATAGCACCCAAAAAATGGTTTGGACCTAACAATTCTCATTTAAATATAAAAGACTTATACCCCGAACACTGGGAGATTATATAATGGACAAAAATAAATCGGCATATAAACTCAAAGGACTTCCTCCGGTATATTATATTAATTTGGATGGTCAACCAGAAAGACGTGAGTATATGGAAGAACAATTTAAGTATTGGGAGATAGAAGATTATACTCGTATTAGTGCCTATGATGGTCGTGAAGATGATTTGAGTGGTATTATTAAAGGTAGATACCCTGAAGGTGTTTCATCTGGTGAAATAGGATGTACTACGTCTCATTTAAAGGCAATTAAACATTGGTATGATACGAGTGATACTCAATGTGCAATTATGATGGAGGATGATTGTTGGTTGGATGTAATTAAATATTGGAATTTTACTTGGAAAGATTTTATATCAAAAGTTCCATACGCATGGGATACATTGCAACTTGCAATTATTTCTACAGGAGATATACATGTTCCTATTCATACACGATTTGTGAATGATTTTTCTACAGCATGTTATGTAATTACTAGACATCATGCTAAAAAGTTAATTGATTTTCATATACGTGGAGATAAGTATAAACTTGATAATGGTGTAAAACCACGTCCTGTTGCTGATGATTTGGTTTATAATTCTGGAATTACTTATGCTACTCCCATACTATTGTATAGAACCGAATTAGGGTCTTCTATTCATCCAGATCACATTGATGCGTTTCATCGAAATAGTTTTAATGGAATATTAAATTTTTGGAGAGAGACTGGTTGTCAGATGAGTGTGGATCAGATTACAAACTTTGACCCATACTTTTCTAGAATTAGTGAACCTTCAGGAAAATCAAATCAAAATACTTGACAAGGTTGTTACATTACTATATAATAATGTAATAGTTCTTTACACAAGACAATGACCGTAACAACAAATGAGTTTGGGCAACAGAACATGTTTGCCAAAGAGCCTCAGATGTACATCTCTAAATCTGATGCCGAGCGTTATGGATATGAGACCTATGCAGAACGTGCGGAGAAGTTAAATGGACGTACTGCTATGCTTGGATTTATTGCTGCTATCGTCAGCTATGCTACTACTGGTAGTGTATTTTTCTTTGGTGCTTTCGGATTCTGATGTCTGAAATTATTTTCACCACAACTAGCATTGCATTTTTTGTATTGCTAGCTTATTCTGTAGAACAACTATCTGAGACTTATTGATGGAAAACTCCCTTCTTGAAATTCTTACTTATTATGTGATTGGTGGTGCCCTTTTGATTGGTGCTCCAGGAGTATTCTTTGTTATAGCATTCATGCCAGCTCTACAAAATACAAAAGGTAGAATGGTTGGGTACAAAGATCACAAAACATATGGAGATTCCTCTATCTATGAGAATACTCCCAGTGATCAGACTAAATTTTATCTTGAATTGCCAGGATAATATATACGTTAGATAGACCTAACTGATATGCCTAATTTAAATGCACTATGGGATGACATGCAGAAACTCGACGACTTGTATGAAGAGCTACTGTGGCATCCTGATGATGAACTACAATTTACACACGATGGTCAGAAGATCATCATTACAAACAAAACTTTGGAGGAAAACAAATGAACGAAAGAGCAGAACGTATTAATGGTTGGGCAGCAATGATCGGTGTGATCGCTGCCATGGGATCTTATGCCCTAACCGGCGACCTAATCCCTGGGATTTGGTGAACGACGTGTTACTCATAGCAACATTCATGATAGGAGGGTTTATATTTGCATCCCTATTGAGTGAAGATGTTGATGATGATGACGGCCCAGATGGTGGTTTGATGACACCAGTGTATGTTCCTACATCTTGACAAACTAAATATTTTTACTTTATTATAATAGAGCATTTTTGCTCTATTTTTTTATATATGATTTTAGAAACTATTTTAGCACTTACTGCAGTTGATTATGATCATCTTGCAAGGGCAGTGCAAGTTGAAGCAGCACCTAAAACTATGGATGAATACTGTGTGGCAGTGTCCATTCTCAATCGTCTTAAATCTCCTCTATATCCCAATACAGTTGCGGACGTAGTTTATTCTCCTGGTCAATATGAGGGTTTTCGATATTGGAGGCCGGTTGCAAAGCAATCAGTAGTTAATCGTTTGAGTAATACTGATAAACTTCTTGAAGCATACTCAATTATTGGAGATCGAACTGATTTCAAAGGTCAGAGAATGCTCAGATACAGGGTTGCATCTCAAGACCCTATGTGCCATAATAAAGGAAATTTTTATCACTATCACTGGCAATGATCATCAAAGACATTAAACAAAAACTTAACATATTCAAACGAGAGCAAGTAACCAGTATTAATTGGCCTGATGTTATTGATGAATCTGAAATTGAATGTGCTATTGATGAAACTCAAATTGATTGTTTGGATTTGGAGGCACCATTAGTTGAATGTGGACCTGGACATTTTACTCAAGGATATGGATCCTATACTGGCATTCCGGCACCTGTATATCTAGAAGATGATGAGTGGTTTGGACCTGCTCCTATCAGATCTCAAAAACAGATTGATTATATGGAGAAAGAAATTGAAATGAAACGTCAGGAAAGAAAAGAAAGTTTTTCTGTCGAACCTGATGATATTCATCAAAAGATGTATGAAATTGCCACTAAAAATCATAACACTACACTAGATCTTGATCCTCCTGGTGGATCAGAAAACTTTCATACAGGTCCTGGTGGTTGGAATTCTGGTAATGGACGGGAGCAATTTTCATGAGTGAAGATTGGAGATATAGTGAAGAAAAACTTAAACTTAGGGAGAATGTATTAAAAATTTTACTAAGTAAGTATGGTTCTGAATTAGATTCTACTAGAAAATCTAAATATATCGATCGATCAATTTATGAGTGTGCTCATGATTGGGTATCTCAAGGAAATGTAAATTGTAACGGTCTAGTAAAATATTACGAGGCTTATTATTATGCAAGCATTAATTAATTCAATTGCACTTTTATCAGGTTTGGTTTCATTGACTGTTGTTAGTGGTGGTGCATATCTTTATTTTAATAAAGATGCTATTATTGATAGTGTGCAAGAGAGTGCTGTTAAATATGCAACAGAACTAATCATTGAAGAACTTCCTTCAATGATTAATTCGGCAATGCCAGAAATTCCAAAAGTTCCTACAGAGACTGGTGAGGTTATTCCCCAAGCACCTAAAGTAACTGGAGGGGCAATACCATTCTAAATAATTAAGGAGATTAATGAAAGTTTTAATTCTTGGATCTAGTGGTCAGATTGGTGCTTATTTGACTGAGTATCTTTGTAAAAAGGGCCACAAAGTCATTGAGTATGATAAGAATATTGGACCGCAATACAATCTTACTGTTATTCCTAGCACTTGGTTGGAGTCCTGCATCAAAGAGTCAGACTTTGTTTTCTTCCTTGCGTTTGATGTTGGTGGTTCTAGGTATCTAAAGAAGTATCAGCATACTTTTGAGTTCATCAATAACAATACTCGCATGATGGCAAATACTTTTGCCTTGCTTGAGAAGTATAATAAAAGGTTTGTATTTGCCTCATCTCAGATGAGTAATATGTCATACTCTCCTTATGGTGTGATGAAACGTGTTGGAGAACTTTACACTACATCATTAAAAGGACTAACTGTAAAGTTCTGGAATGTGTATGGTATTGAAAAAGACATGGAAAAAGCACATGTTATTACTGACTTTATCCGTAAAGGATTTGAGGAAGGTGATTTTGAGATGCTGACTGATGGAACAGAAGAACGTCAGTTTCTATATGCTGAGGATTGTTGTGAAGCACTGGAGACAGTAATGAATTGCTACACTCACTTCAAACCAGAAGACCCTCTACATATTACATCTTTCTATGCAACATCTATTAAAGAAATTGCTTCAATCATCATGGGCCAGTTCAATCTAATTGGTAAACCAATTAAAATTACTCCTGGTCTTGCTAAGGATAGTGTGCAGATGGATAAGAGGAACGAAGCAAACAATTACATCATGGACTGGTGGTTGCCCACGACTAATATGCAAGACGGTATTAAAGCAGTCTTTGATGAAATGAAAAAGGAGTATGATTACTGATTATGCACTACAAACCATACAGTCCTGAGTGGCACAGATATAGATATTTAAAGGAAGCATTGGACAAGTATCTTGACGATTATGTCGAGAACAATATAATCATGGAAGATATTCTCGACATAATCTGTGTTCGACAAGAACAAGCACATGCCGAATATCATAAACTTGAAGATCTAGAACTCAAACTGCGGGAATAATATGCTATCTACTCAATACAGACTCCGATTGGAGTTCATCTGTAAGAAGATTGCGAACAAGGAAGAAGTCAAACTAGAAGATATGATCTGGGCAGAAAAACTTGCCAAATCACATACAACTGCTAGAGACTGGTTAAACAAGGCAAGAAGACAAGCAGCACATGATATTGAAGAGGGAACTATGGATGATTTTATGAATAAGATGGGATTAGGAGACCCCGACCCATCTAATTATAAATCGGGGTTTGATGGTGCTGATGAGATTGTAGATTGGTTCAAACAAGATAAACCTGACGATTGGAGACAAAGAGATTGACAGCAAATTTCATTTATGAGGGGTGGATTGATACTGAGGTATGTAATCCACTTTTGAAGTTTTATGATGAATGTAAGTATCTAGATAAGTATACTTATCCAAGTTCAGAAGAACCTGAACATTTGATAACTAGTGATCTTAATAAGGGGAAACACTCAACGGATTTAAATCTACATCTTATAATAGCTCAAAAAGAAGAATGTCTTGACAACTACCTAAAGAATCTTTCAGTACATGTTAGTCGATACTTTGAGTTATTTCCTTATGCAGGTTCCATGCCTTGCATGGTTTCTGAGTTGTTTAACATACAACGATACAAACCAGGTGAGGGTTATAAAAAATGGCATTGGGAACGCAGTCATGTCAGGAACACCCGTGACCGACATTTAGTTTGGATGACGTATCTATCTGATAATCCTGATGGTGGTACTGAATGGGATCTGCAAAATAAATACGTCAGTGCTGAATTTGGTAAGACTGTTATTTGGCCTGCAGATTGGACTCATACCCACAGAGGTCGTGTTTGTTATACAGAGAAAACAATTATTACTGGTTGGATAGACTTATGTTACTAATAAACTTTTATTATGAAAAGACTTTTCCTTGTTGATGTTGGGAATGGTAGATGTGTGATGCATGATGGGCATATTCAACTCGGCATATTTTCTCACTCGGTTGAAAGACACATTGAGTTGAGTAATGATATCTGTGGTGATGATCCAATTGATTGGCAAGTTACGTACTGGATGCCTGATCCATTTTGTATCAGATATAAGAGAGTGAACTATCAACATACTATGAAAGCAAATGAAGGTTCTCCTAAGACAGATAATTCAGCAGACTATCCAAATCAAGCACAAACTAGATTAAATAGAACATTATAAAATTCATCTCCTAATATGACGTAATGCTAACCTTCTCTTTATGGGGAGGTTTTTTTATGGTTAAATTTGGGTTAACCCTCTCTATATAATTCGGTTTGCCTTAAATCAAGTTAACTTGATCTTAAAGACAAAATTTGAAAATGTTGTTATAGTAGTTAGGTAAACAAAACAAATTTACAAAGAGGTATAGAAATGAAACAAGCATTCGCTCTCTCCGCATTAGCACTCCTGGGATTTGCTACCGCAGCACCTGCTTTTGCTGGTCCTTATG